GTTCTTGTCCTCCTGCTCCATCATCTACTAGAGCAGAACAATAAACAGAAGCACTATAAAACGCATATTTATCTAGTTGAGCTTCAGTAATATGATCTCCTAATCCATATCTAACATTTGTTAAAAGATCAAATAATATCCAAGCTGGATCTGAACACCAGACTTTAGCTGTAGTAAGTGTTCCATTAAAGTTTCCCGTATAAGTTATTCTTCCTGTTGCAGCTTCTACAGTTCCGTTATGAGGTATTTTTATTTTTACTCCACGAACCTTATACATCCGACTTGGGACGGATGAAAATTGTTGTGAGTCAAACCTTAATGCTGCATGAGCAATGTCAGGATATGGTCTTTGCTCATCAATAATCTCAGTAAATCCTTGAAAGAAAAATTCATTTCTTAGTTTTGTTGCATCAGCAGCATCGGCTGTTACTCTTTCAACACTTATTGTTATAGGAAAATTAAGTCCAGTAGGAAGATCAATTCTATAATCTCTGTTATATGCTGAAGAACTTCTTCCCGTTACAGTATCATCTATGGGTGTTGTAGTCGTTCCATTATTTTGAATAATTTTTATTTTTAAATTTACAGTCGCTCCATTAACATCACCATTATCAGCAAAACTCTGAAGAGAGTTAAATCTTATCGTTGCTCTTATAGCGTTTACATTTGTGTTTGTTATCTGTCGTGATACTGGAGTACCATTTTCTACCTTGACCCCTACACCTGTCTCAGACTCAATATTAACAATACCAGAAATAAATGTTTGATCTGACGTTCCAAATCTAGGTTCAAATTCTACATCTTTAAAATTAAAGTCTGTTGGTTGAGTAGCAGTTGCATCGGCACTAGCTCTTAATACTGGAGTTTTTCCTAAATAAACGTCTTTTAATGCTGCTGTATTGTAATTAGCTGTACCTTTTGTAAATGCTGCTGCTGACGGAAAGCCTTCAATCTCTCCTTCACTAAGAACATCAACAATAGTTGCAAATTGTTTACTCGATAGGGCATCAGAGGGTAGCGAAGAATCTACTACTACATCATCTTCCGAGCGATTAACAATTCCCATTTATGCTGTACCTTTTATCTGTACTGTATCAATTCCTGCTGATACTACTAGAGAACCAGCAAATATTTCGCCATAGATTACAGGTAAAGCAGTTCCAGCCCTTGATGTATTCTGTACTCCACTAAATGAAAAGTTCATAGATTGTGGATCTTCAGAAACTCCTGGAGGTGTAGGAACAGGAGTGAGCATCTGTGCTGCTCCAGATAATGCTAAATAAATACCAAAGTTTCCTGCTGCTGCTGCTAATGTACCTCCTAGTCCTGCTCCCGTTGCTGCTGTAAATCCAAGTCCAGAACTACCAAAAAATCCTGTTCCAGATGCAAACGTACCAAAGCCTCCTGTAAATCCAACGGCTGCTACTAATGCTACCCCTGTTAAAACTCTTCCTAATTTATCCGAACCAGTGACTACAGGTATAATTTTAATTTCTTGTATTCCTGATGGGTTAAATAGTTCTGTCTCATCTATCTCATCTTTACCTACTTTTATCTTATAACTTTGTTCCATCATATGACGTTCTACACTTGGAAAATTAGCTAGTAAAAATCTTAAAGAATCTATTGGTGTAGAAATATCAGCGTCAAAACTACGTTCACCTAAAAAACGAGCTAATCTCCCATAAACTCTTATTTTACTAAGCATAACGATACCTCTTCTTTGTACATTTTATTAAATATCCATCATAAGTTTCTCTACTACTCAATCTTTTTCTACAATGTTGAAAAACTGTTTGATCTCCTACATACAAAGCCACATGATCTAATTTGTCTTTAGTTCCTTTCATTAATAACACATCCCCCACTTGTAAATCTTCATTTTCTTCTAATTCTCTAAAGCCTGTTAGTGGTATTTTATCTTCAAATAATGGATTGTCTCTAAATTCTTCTGGAGTTTTTGGTGTTTGCCATTTTTTAAGTTTTATACCTTTGACCTGATCGAACCAGTCATAAATTAAAGTGCAGCAATCTTGGATTCCCCATACCCATTCTCTACCAATCAACCCATTCTTATACCCAGAAGGTTTAAATGAATACCATTGTTCTACTTCTGGATTAACAATATAGAAGGGTAAGTCTAAGTATTCACAACTTGCAAGATCAGCTTGACTAGGAGTTGGAGGTGTTTTGGGATGACTGTGAAATACAGCTATAACTTCTCCTTTATCTTCTGCTTTTACCCAATCATCAGGATCAATTATAAATTGATGATTCATGTCATCTGCTAAATTTTTGCAAGGAAAATACTTTTCTTTTCCTTTGTGAATTATTACAAGACCACACGCTTCAAAAGGTGAATCGTCTTTTGCGTGTTTAAGTGCAATGTCTTTCCAAGTCATCCTACAAACGTACCAATGCCAGGGAAAATATCTCTGGTTGCTATTCTTTTTGGTAATTTTACATTTACTAAATCTAATGCGGATATGGCTTCCCATTGAACAATATCTCTATTTTCACTAATTTTTCTATCTAAAAAGTAAATTTCTTTAGGAAATTCTGCTGACGGATCAGGTGTTCCATACGGATTTGTGTTGCCCGTAAAGTTTATAGCATCTAAATATCTAGCTAAAGTTCTAATTCTTGTTAATTTCGCACCATTTAAATCATTACCAACTGTTGTCTGGTTTACGTTTTGCATGATTGCAGTAAGCGTTCCAAAGATATTACTGACAGATATTGTTGGTCTTGGTAAAGTTCCTGTTCCTGTAAATTCAAATCCTTCACATTGAATAGGAAACCTTTGATATGTGTTGCTGTTCCATACAAGTTCACCATTAGCGTTCATATTTGAACCATTATGAAATCTATAAACTGTGGCTGATCCATGTAAATTTGCAATAAGTTCTAAAGTGAACAGTTCAATAATTGCTCCTGGATTTATTTCTTGTAATGCTGAAACTGGTACTGCCATTAGGGTTCAAATACCTGTTCAAAACTAGCTGTTATTCTACTTCTATCAGAATCAAACATTTCTCGATTAAAACTTCTGCAAATCCATTTGTAAGTTGTAGCTTCATCAGGTGGCGACCAATCAAAAGAAGTGCCATTTTTAGCTTCATTTTCTAAAAATGTTTCTATGGTGTCTGCGTCAGTATCATTAACATTGAAAGTAAGAGACCAAACTTTAGGATCTTGATTTAATCCAAAGGTTGTACGTTGCTGGTAGCCATCACCAAATTGTGTGACTCTAAGGTTTGGCTGACTACGTTTTGTAGCAGAATATTGTGGATCGAAACTAGGAAAAGTAGCCATTAACGTACACTAGCGAGTAGCCCTCCAGGTCTTTGTTGTTTGATAAGTTCTCCCTGTACTGCAACAGAAATAAGAGTTCCAAGTTCTTTTGCTCCAGCATCATCACCTTGAACATCTGAACCTGATGCATCTACATTAACAACAACACTGGTACTACCGCCACCTACAAGTTTATTATTTGGTGTTATTGCTCCTGATCTTCCAGGTGTAAATAGTTCTGGTCCTTTTTCCCCTACAATAAATGATTTACCACTTCTTACAGGACCACCATTAGCTTTAAATATTCCAGCTATTGCACCAAATATTCCACCACCCTTACCTTTTGTAAATTCTCCAGCAGCACTACCAAACAATGCTTGATTTAATGCTAAATCTAAAAATCTATCAGCAACATTATTTAACAAATCACCAAGAGTAGAAGTTCCTTTAATTAATCCTTTGATCCCTTCTTTAATATCATTTCTTATAGTTTCATTTAATCTTTTAAATGCTTCTGCAACTTTATCTGTACCATCACCTAAGTCTTCTGTTAATTCAAGTCCTCTTTCTCGTTCTATATTATGTTGATGAAGTTGTTTTGTAATTTCGTCATATTTTATCTGTAACTCTCTTTGTAAATCTTTATCATTAGTTTCTATAATTGCTTTTTCAAAAGCTGCTTTAGTTTGTTTTTGTTTTTCAACTAATATTTTTTCTTCTGCATCAAAAATTTGTTCAACTTCTGCTAATGATTTAGCAAGTTCCTTATTAACACCAGTTTTCATTATTTCTGCAACTCTCGCATTTAAAGCAACTTCTTTTTCTTTATCTAACAATAAAGTAGAAGATTTAGTAGTTAATTCAGCAACTTCTGTTGCAACTTTTTGTTGTATTGCAAAAATTTGTTCTTCAATTTTTAATTGATCTAATAAAACTTTTTTTCTAGCTCCTGCTCCACCTTGCCCTCTCATACCACTAATTTGATTTCTTCTATCAACTAGACCTATCGCTGTAGAATTTCCTTCTGTTGCTGCTGCACCAACGATTCTAGTAGCTTCTCCTTCTTGAAGACCTTTTTGTAAACCAGTAATTCTTAAAATAAAATTAGCTAAACCAGCAGCAAAAGCTTGTAATTTTGTTAAAGCTAAAGAGAATTGAGTTCCTAATAACCTTGCACTTTCTCCAAATTGTTTTAAAGCAGCAACACCTCTTTCTCCAATACGTTGATTCATTATCTTCATAGCTGCATTAAAAGCTGCGGTTTTACCTTCAACCTGTTCTAACAATTTAAGTCTTGCTTCCTCTACAGAGCCTTGTAAACCTAATGATGCTGTAACAGCTTCAGTATCTCTTGCAAATGGCCCTATAGCTCTTCCTAACGCAGCAGTGCTACTAACTAAATTATCAACAAGAGAACCTAACTGAGTACCTACAAGAGATAACGCAAAGCCAAATTGTCCACCTAATAAACCACCAGCAGCACCACCCAAAGCACCACCAGCAGATGCACCAGCACCTTGACCAAATAACAAAGGAAAAGCTCCACCAATTAATGCGTTTGCAGCAGCACCTTCTCTAGCTTGCATAGCACTTTGACCTCTTCCTGTTAAATTATGAGCCATTCGATTTAAACCAAAACGACCCCTCCTGCCCATTCCTAGTTTTTGTTCTATTTTTAATCTTCGATCTTGTGCTCTTGTAGTTTTTCTTATTTGCATAAATTCCTTTGCCCGTAAATTAAGAGTCTCATTAATTTGTTTATTTTGTTCTTGTTGTATTTTTGTTCCTTTTACTTTTGGAGCTAATGCTTTTTGTACTAAAGCACGTTCTTCTTTATTTTTTTTATTTATGTCTGTTATTTTTTTTGCTCTTTCATCAAGTATTTCATTTTGTTCTTCTGCTGTACGACCTAGAGCATCTCTTGAAGATTGAAATGGAGAAGAAGTTGTAGTAAATTCATTTCCCAAACCAGGAGTTTTACCTCTTGCTTTTTCAATTAATGCTGCCCTTTGCTGTAAAACATCATTAACATCATTTTCAGCACGAACTAAATTTTGAGCAGCTTTTCTAGCTTGATCTGAATTTAAAGAAACTGAATTTAAGTTGGCATTTGCTTTTCTAAGAGCAGCACTAAAATTGTTAACTGATGGTACAAAATGTGATGTTACTGATTTAGCAAATTTTAAAAGTTTTTCATTACTTCTATTTATTGCTTGCCCATTTCTATCTAAATGAATATTTAGACTTCTTAACTCTTTAAGACCTTTAACAGCTAATTGTATATCAGCCTTATATGCCACAATTAAAAAACAAAACGTAACTTTATTCTAGCTTATCTTCTTCGTTTCGCTTTTTCAAATTCTTTTTCTTGTTCTTCATTAATTATTTGAAAATATGAACTCCAACCTACAAGTTCTTCCATTGTCATTTCTCTAACTTCAACCAAAGATTTACCTAATTCTTTTGCAATTCCAAATTGTAACATCATTAAATTATCTTTTTTTAGCTCTTGTACTAATCTTTTGGGTCAATCACTTCCTCCTCTTCATTAATAACAGCAAGCATTAACTTTTGTAAGTCACTATCTTTTACTTCATTTTTTAAAACATCAATCTCTCCAGATTTAAACAATCTATTACCATTTTCATCTAGTGCTTTATTCATTAATAATTGCAAAGCAAAAGCATTTGCATCATCTTTAGTTTGTTTTTGTGCTCTCTCTCTTTCTGCCATAGTTAAAGGAGTTACATACATTTCAAAAACAGAACCATCAGATAAAGTTATTTCTTTTTTGGAAGGTTCAAGATTTGCAGCTTTTCTAAGCCTATCTAATGCTGATAGATTACTTGCCATGAATAAAAACAATATTATATTTATATTATTCTAATATAAAACATAAAAAAACCCCAGATAATCTGAGGTTCGTTAAGTTATGC